GCAGTACACCGAGTCCACGGGCACGTTCAACCAGCGCACCGAGTCGCTGGTCATCCTCGGTGGCGACGCCGACGTGGACCGGTTCATCGTGCAGACCCGCGGGAACCTCAACGACCAGCGGGCGCTGCAGACCCGCGCCAAGGTGAAGGCGGCGTCCTACAAGTTCCAGGACACGTTCATCAACGGCGACGTCGCGGTTGACACCAAGTCCTTCGACGGCCTGAAGAAGCGCCTCACCGGTGCGCAGGTCATCGATCACGGCGCCAACGGCGGCCCGGTCGTCGGGAACGGCACCACCGACACGCACACCTTCTTCGACGCTCTCGACGCGCTGTTCGGGGCGGTCGCGGGAGGCCCCGACGTGGCCTACGCGAACCGGCGGATCATCTCCCGGATCCTCGCGGCGGGCCGCCGGATCGGCGGCGCCGACATCATCACCGAGGACATCACCGGCAAGCGGGTCGTGACCTGGAACGGTGTCCCGATCCTCGACATCGGCACGAACCCTGACGGGACCGACATCATCCCGCAGACCGAGACCCAGGGCACCGCCACCGGGACGACCTCCTCGATCTACGCGGTGAAGTTCGGGCAGGACGAGGGCGACCAGGCCGTCACCGGTCTGAACAACGGCGGCATCCAGGTCTACGACCTCGGGGAGATCGACCTGAAGCCGGTGTACCGCACTCGTCTGGAGTTCTACTGCGGCCTCGCCGTGTTCGGTGGCCGTGCCGCCGCCCGCCTGCGCGGCGTCCTGAACGCCTGACAGCCCGATCTCTACTGGAAGGAACAGTCATGGCCGTCACCCAGGCCCAGAACACCGCCGCGAACCGGTCGCGTCCGAACAAGACGCGGCTGGACACCGACACCCACAAGCCGGCCGTCACCGCACCTGGTGACGCCCCCTTCGACACGACCGACCCGCAGGAGCGGGCCTCCACCGTCATCGCGATCCCCGGGCCCGAGGCGCTCGCGGAGGGCACCGTGAACGGCGTGGTCCCGCTCCCGGTGGTCGTGGTCGAGCAGCCGGAAGTCGAGCCCCGCGTGGAGACCTACGAGCAGCGGCGTCCCGACGGGAAGCTCGTGACGGTCACGCACAACCTGGAGACGGGTGAGACCTCCGTCGGTGGGGCCGACACCGCCGGCAAGCCGAAGCCGACGAAGTAGGGGTGACCGGTGGCCGTTGTCGCTGATCCGACCGACCTGGCCACCTACCTCGGCGCGGATTCGATCGACATCGGGCGTGCAACCCTGGTGATCGAGCTGGCCCAGTCGGTCGCGGAGGCGGTCGCGTCACCGTTGCCTGTCGGGGCGCGCGCCGTCGTGCTGGCTTGCGCGGCGCGCGCGTACACGAATCCGCAGCAGATCCCGGACGAGACCATCGGGCCTTTCCGGCGGTCCGGCATGCAGGCGGGCGTCTTCCTGACTCGCGATGAGCGGAAGACGTTGAAGCTCCTCGCTGGCCGAGGTGGCGCGTTCACCGTGAATCCGATGGCTCCGATCGACTTGAGCTCGTCGCCGTGACGCCCGCGTTCGGTGAGACCGTCACGGTGTGGCTCGAGGAGCGTGACCGGTTCGGTGACGTCACCGTCACCGGTGAACGCACGATCCTCGGGTGTGCGGTCGCGCCACGCACCAGCGTCGAGGACGTGGGCTCCGGCGGTCGGCCGCGGGCGACGGTCACCACCGGGATGACGTTGTACGTCCCGGCCGGGTCCGGGTTGACCGCGCAGCACCGGGTGCGGCTGGCGGACGGAACGGTGTGGCGGGTCGAAGGCTCGCCGGGCCGTTGGCGGTCGCCGTTCACCGGCTGGTACCCGGGCGATCAGATCGAGCTCGAACGGGTCACCGGGTAGGGGGGTGCGTTGTGGACTACCGCCCGGACTTTCGTGCCACCGGTCGCTGGCTCCGCACCTCCGGTGACCTTCGGGGGGCGTGTCGGGCTGCTGCGCAGGACGTGGCCGACGCGGCCCGCGGGATCGCCCCGGTGGATGAGGGGCACTACCGCGCCTCGATCGACGTGGTGGAGCTGTCCGGGCTGGACCGGGTCGGCGCCGGTGTCGAAGCCAGCGACGCCGCCGCCGCCCCGATCGAGTTCGGGAACCGGCGCACCCGCGGACGCGGGCAGCATGTTCTCACCCGGGCCGCGGAGATCGTCGGATTGGACGTTCGGTGAGCGCACTGCTCGGCCCTTACCCGGACGCCGAACTGGTGATGCTCGACCTGCTCGCCCCGGTCGCGGCGACGGTCACACACACCGATGACGACCTGACCGCGCCCACCGTGCAGGTCGCCCGCGTCGGCGGCGCCGACGATGGGATCACCGACCGGCCGCGGGTGCAGGTCACCTGCTACGGCGCCACCCGGCCGCAGGCGTGGCAGTTGGCGGAGCAGGCCCGCCAGATCGTGCTCGCCGCCGCCGGGACCGCCGTGTCGGGCGACAACGTCACCGACGTGTTCATCGATTCCACGCGCACGGCCACGCCGGCGCAGCAGCTCCCGGACCGTAACCGGGATCTGCGGGTGGTCACCGCGACCTACCTGCTCGCGATGCGTCGCCCCCGCACGTCCTGAGCCACACCCATCCCCCGGTTGTTCCGCCCCGTCGTCGGGGCCCGATTCCGCATGTCCCGATGAGGAGGAGTTATGCCACTGCTGGAAGACATCCAGCTCAAGCAGGCCGAGCTGGTCCGTAAGATCACGACGGCGGCGCTGATGGTGGCGCCGATGGAGGCGGCGCTGCCTACGACGCTGACCACCTACACCGCCGGCCCACCCCCAGTGATCGACCTGGCGCCGTTGCCGGTCGGCCCGCCGACCTACCAGGACGCGGGCATGGTCGAGAAGGACGGCGGGTTCTCCTTCGGCAACGAGTGGGATATGTCGGAGACGATGGCTCTGGGGTTCTCCGACCCGGTGCGCCGCGACATCCTGCGGAACACCACCACGCTCGGGTTCACCGCGCTGGAGACGAAGAAGCTCACCCAGGCCATGTTCTACAACGTGGACCTTTCCGGTGTGGCCCCCGCGACGAACACCGGCGAGGTGGCGTTCAACAAGCCCTTGTCCCCGGCGTCCCGCTACTACCGCGCGTACCTGATCGGGCAGGACGGGGTTGGCGCCCAGACGATCTGGATGGCGGTGATGTTCCCGCGGGCGATGATCTCGGAGACGGGTGAGCAGACCGGGAACGAGGAAACCGAGTACGGCTATCCGATGACCCTGACGGCGACCCCGGACACCGACGCCGGGTACGCCGTCCGCTACATGTTCGGCGGCCCGGGCTGGCAGTCGCAGCTCACCGCGATGGGCTACTGATCCAACCGAAAGGGGTGCGAACGGTCATGGCGAAGAAGACGCAGGACGGTGAGGTCACCCTGGTCAGCCCGGACGGGCAGTACCAGGTGACGACCAGCTCCGCAGCGGCGATCAACAACTACGTGTACGGGCAGGGCTACAGCGTGAAGAAGGGCACCGTCGAGGAGGCCCTGGACGCCGTCCAGCAGCAGCCCAGCACGCCGCCCCGCGGGGGGGACAAGAGCTGACGTGGCGAAGCGACTGAAGGGCTGGGACGTCTACGTCCGCGACTGCCAGCGGGACCCGGTGGAGCTCCCCCTGCCGGGGGATGAGGTCATCACGGTGACCATGCCGACGGGTGGGCGGACGCGGGCGTTCAACCGGGCCATGCGCGCGGGCGATGAGACGGCTCTGGTCACCGCGCTGTTCGGGGAGAAGGACGGGCGGCGGATCCTCGACCTGTACGAGGACGCCCCCGGGAACGTGTTGACCGAGGTGGTCAACGATGTGCTGCGCGAGTTCGGGATGGCGCAGGACCAGGTGGGGGATTCAGCGGCCTCGTCGAGCTGATCGACCGCTACGGCGAGGCCATCGAGGCCGACCTGTTCGAACGTGGCTGGGATCTGCTGGACTTCTTCCGCGGTACCCGCCCGTTCGCGCAGCTGCTGCGGCTGGTGCACCGGTTCCCGACGTTGAGTCACTTCCAGCGGGCGCTCGCCGACGACCGGGATCTCGTTTCCTCGGCTAAGCCGGCGGCCCGTGAGCGGCCGATGCTGCGGTCGTGGGGCCCGCACGAGGAACACATGGCGGTGCTGATCGACGGGTTCAACTTGGTGCAGCACGCCATCGCGGCGTCGGTGACCCCGGCCGGGAAGAAGCTACCGCCGTTCAAACCGGTGCCTCGCCCGTTGACCGCTGCTAGCCGGGTCGCCCGGGATGAACGCCGGAAATTGCAGGTCGGGATCGTCACGAAAGTTCTGCCAGCCGGGGGGTGACGCGTCCGGTGGCCTACCAGGCTGGTACCGCGTTCCTCCCGATCCGCCCGTCGATGCGCGGGTTCCACTCGGAGATCCGTTCAGAGTTGCGGCGGATCAACCCGGTCGTGGAGGTTCGGGTCCGCCCGGTGTACGACCAGTTCCGGCCCCCACCCATCCCGGATCAGACGGTCCGGATCCGGGCGGAGGTCGACAACCGGTCTCTGTCGGACGCGGTCGTGCAT